GGCCAACGCCGAGACCGACCTGCAGCAGCGCATCCGCCTGGCGCTCGGTCTGCGGCCTGATCTGAGGCTGTTCAGGAACAACACGGGGACTCTGCCAGACCCCCGCACCGGCAGGCCCGTGCAGTTCGGTCTCGCACGCGGATCCGCAGATCTAATCGGCTGGCGCACAGTGGTGGTGACACCTGAGATGGTCGGCCAGCGGATTGCCGTGTTCACCAGCATCGAGGTCAAGACGGCAACGGGCCGGCTGGCGCCTACGCAGCAGCAGTGGCTCCATGCCGTGCGAGCTGGTGGTGGTGTGGCCGGCGTGGCGCGTTCCGTTGGCGATGCGTTGCGCATGGTCGAAATGCCGCTAGAGTTTCCCCAGCGATCCCCCAGCGATCCCCATGCAGCCTAAGCGCCAACAGCGCCGCACCATCACCCTCGACCTGCCACCCGAGCAGATCGCCTGGCTCGATCAGCAGGCCGGCCTCCTCCTATCCCGCTCAGCTTTTGTTCGGCAGCTCATCGCTAACGCCATGCAGCAGGAGCAGAAATGACGGAGTGCCCGCAAGGTGATTGCCCACTGCGAGCTGGCATGGAAGCTGTCAAGCATTGCCACCGTATGCAATGCGGCCTCAGCCTTTCCCTAGAAGGTTCCGATCGCTTCAAGCGCAAGATGCGCGCCCAACTGGCGGACCTGATCACCGCCGATGTGCTCTATCAGGCATACACCGGCGAGGAGGACATCTACAAACTCGATCGCATCCGCGGATGTTCAATTAACGATCCACTGATCACCAATGCTGCCAAACATTGGCCGGATCGTCTTCGCGCGCTCGAGGCCAAACGCAAGCAAGAAATAGAAGACAACCGCCTCGCAGTTCAGCAGTACACGCTCGGCCTTTTCTGATGACCCGCATCACAGATCTCGCTATCGGCCACTGGCCGTCAATCCTTGGCGCCCTTGCTGGTCTCTCCAGCGATCAGCTCACTGACAAGCATCAGCCCTGCCCGCTGTGCGGTGGTGAGGATCGCTATCGCTTCGACGACCAAGACGGCTCCGGCTCCTGGTTCTGCAATCAGTGCGGCGGCAAGAACCAGTCCGGTGGTGCCGGCAATGGCATGGATCTCCTCCTTCGCCGCACCGGCTGGACCTTTGCCGAAGCAGCCAAGCGCATCGAGCAGCACCTCGGCATCGCCCCGCAGCGCCCAACACCTCCAACCAAGGGCGCCGAGAACGTCTGGCGCTACAGCGACAGCTTCCTGGTCTGCCGCTTCCCCGGCAAGAAGATCCGCCCCCTTTGGTGGTCCGGCAGCCGCTGGGAATGGAAGGCCCCACCAGCGCCTCGACCGCTGCTCAACCTCGACCAGCTGCGCAGTCGCACCGGCACCGTCCTCATCGTTGAAGGCGAGAAGGCAGCCGATGCAGCAGCCAAGCTCTACCCCCGCGCTGTCGTCACCACCTGGCCATCAGGTTGCAAGGCGATCGACAAGGCTGACTGGTCACCACTGGCCGGCCGTCGCGTCATCCTCTGGCCTGATGCTGATGCCGTTGGCCAGCAGGCTATGGATCGCCTCGCGCAGCTGCTGCTCCGCCTCCCCGTCGATCGCGTGCAGATGGTCACCCCACCAGCAGGCTCACCTGAAGGCTGGGATCTGGCTGATGCCACCTGGACGCCAGAGGAGGCCGCGGCCTACATCAAGGCCAACCTTTCCTCTTTCCTCGAGCTGGATCCTGAGCTGCCCGAGCAGCCGGAACTGCAGGGCGAGCCCGACACCGAGCCGGACCTTCCCGATCTCGATGCAAATCGCCATTTCACCTGCCTCGGTTTCGATGGTGATGCCTACTACTACCGCCCGCACAACACCGGCCAGGTGGTGCGCCTCACCCGCGCATCGCACACCTCAACCAACCTGGTCTCTCTTGCCGGTCTGAAGTATTGGCGCGAGCTATGCCCGACTGATCGTGGTGGCGTTGACTGGACAAAGGCCGCATCCATGCTGTTTGCGATCAACGCTGAACGTGGCTTCTACAACCCCGATCGGATCCGCGGCCGCGGCGCATGGTGGGATGAGAAGCGCACCATCCTTCACCTCGGTGATGAGCTGGTGGTCGATGGCAAGCGTCACCCCGTTCTTAAACCCTTCAAGTCGAAATACCTCTACCAGCGCATGTCAGAGCTGGAGGGGCCGGGCTCAACCAAGCCGCTGAGCGATGCCGAGGCCCTCGTTATCTGCGAGCTGGCCGAACGCTTCCACTGGGAGGTGCCAGCATCCGGCCTGCTCCTCGCCGGTTGGGTCACCCTTGCGCCGATCTGCGGCGCCCTCCCCTGGCGGCCGCACGCTTGGCTCACTGCAGCAGCTGGATCCGGCAAGTCCGCCATCCTCGATCGCTACGTCGCCATCCTGCTCGGTGACATGGGCCTCATCGTTGCCGGCAACACCACTGAGGCCGGCCTCCGCCAGACCCTCCGCTGTGATGCTCTGCCTGTTGTGTTCGATGAGGCCGAGTCCAACGAGAAGGCCGATCAGGTGCGGATGCAGAACATCCTCGCGCTGGCTCGTGTTGCGTCCAGTGAGTCTCACGCAACCATGCTCAAGGGCAGCCCCGGTGGTGATGTCACCCGCTTCAACATCCGCTCGATGTTCCTGATGTCATCCATCGCCACCGCTCTCAAGCAGGGCGCCGATCGCAGCCGCTTCGCTCAGCTCACCCTGCGCTCACCGAACGAGTTGCCCAAGGCCGAGCGCATCGCCCACTGGGAGCAGCTGGACCGCGATCTCGATCGCCACATCACCAACGAGACAGCTCGCAGGCTCATCGCGCGCACCGTTTCGCTGATCCCCACCATCCGCGCCAGCGTCCGCATCTTCACCAAGGCCGCGGCTGAACATTTCGACTCGCAGCGCCTCGGTGATCAGTACGGCACCCTCCTCGCCGGCGCGTGGTCGCTGATGTCCAGCGAGGTGCCCACACCAGAGCAGGCGCGCACCCTCATCGATCAGAACGATTGGGAGCCCTACAGCCAAACCACTGAGGTGCCCGATGAGCAACGCTGCATCCAGCGCATCCTCCAACATCAGGTCCGAGTTGAGACTGATGAGAAAACCGTCACCCGCACCCTGGGTGAGCTGGTCGAGATCGTCGGCCACACCATGAACGACATGGACGTGTCCAGCCGCCAGGCTCAGGAGAGCCTCGGGAGGCATGGTCTGCGGGTCGATAAGGACGCCGATCAGCTGCTGGTCAGCAACACCGCCGAGGCGTTGGCATCGATCCTGCGTGACACCCCCTGGTCTCACAGTTGGGCAACAGTGCTCGGCCGCTTGCCCGGTGCGAGCAAGGCAGGGGCCACCCGTTTCAGGGGTGTGGGGGCCATCTCCAGGGCGATTGCGTTACGGATTTCGGCCTTGCAACGGGGGTGAAACAGGGGCTGTTACGGCTCAAATCCCTTGCGCTGCAACGGGTTAGCAAAAAGCGTAACGGTGTAACGGTTTTTGGCCGACATACTCTCTCTCTCTTACAGAGAGACATGTGTGTGTGAACCCTCTTAGACCCCCCTTTATAAATAATTCTATTCTTAAAAATAGTTGTTACATGGTTACGGGGGGCTCAGACCCGCTGCCCCGCAATCGGTCTTGATGTAACACCCCCTGTTACGCAGGCGTTACAAGCGTGACGGTCAAGCTCACGCCATTTCGCTTCCTTGGCTCGGCCTCCCTGCCTACCCTTGGCGCATGGCGACCCTCACCCTCGACATCCAGTCAGAGCTGCCCAAGGCCATCAGGTGGACCGACACCATGACCAAGCAGCTTCCCTTCGCCATCAGCCAGGCGCTCAACGCCTCAGCGTTCGACGTGCGCACCGCACTCAACGGCGCCACCCGCCAATACTTCGACAAGCCCAACAAGTTCACACAGTCCGCCTTCTTGGTGCAGAAAACCAACAAGCGGGAGCTGGAGGCCAAGGTCTACGCTAACGATCAGCAGGGCCGCGATCGTGCGCGTTACCTGCGCTTCGGCATCGCAGGTGGCGCTCGACCGCAGAAGGGCTTCGAGCGGAAGTTCCTTGCTGAGATCGTGGGCACGCGCACCATCCCAGCTGGCGCACAGCTGCAGCCCACCTCACTGGTGAAGCGCGATGGCTCGGGCAACGTGAGCCTGGCCACCATCAAGCGCATCCAGAAGGGCCTCAACGGCAACGCACGCGGTGGCTTCTTCATCGGCACGCCTCGAGGCGGCGATCGCCCGGCCGGTATCTACCGCCGCAGCCGCGAGCAGCTGTTCCCCTACTTCATCGCCACCGAGCAGCGCAGCAGGTATCGGCCACGCTTCCCAATGGCTGAGATCGGCTCCAAGGCCGTTCAGCGTCGATTTGGGGACTACCTACGCAGCAGCCTCGAGAAGGCCGTTGCAAGCGCACGCTGAGGCCGCTCGCGGGTCCTCCCGGCGCCATCGGTCGTGGGTAATTCGCGCGCGCGGCATTTCTCTAGCGTCAGGCGCAATCAGTCTCAAACGGGACTCAGCGTGAGAAGAACGGCCATAGGCTCCCCAGCTGTTTGATAGTTCAATAGTTCACTATGATTTTGTCGAACCTTAAGGGCGCGCAACGCTAGTGCTAGTCACGTTTAGCGAGTTCGCCGCACTGAAAGGCTGCGCCAAGGGCACCGTTACCGCGGCCACCAAGAGCCGCATCGCTGCTGCGGTGGTGGAGAAGGACGGCAAGCGATGGCTGGACCGCGACCTGGCGCTCGAGCTGTGGAACCGGAACACCAAGGCGACGCACAACGCGAAGGTGAGCGTGGCCGACCCGGTGGAGTTGGAGCTACCGGCCAGCCCGCGGGAATTGCGGGAGGCGATCGAGGCGCTGCCGGATGATGCGATCCCGGAGCTGAATGAGAGCCGGGCACGGCGGGAGCATTACCAGGCGGAGCTGGCCAAGCTGCAGGTGGCGCAGCAGCGCAAGGAGCTGGTGCCGGCGGATGAGGTGAAGAAACAGGCGTTTCAGATTGGACGCAGCGTGAGAGAGGCGCTGTCGAACCTGGCTGATCGGCTCAGCCACCAGCTGGCGGGTGAAACGGATCCTGCGGTGATCCACCAGCTGCTGAGCGATGAGCACCGCGACGCGCTCCTGGCGCTGGTGGAGGCAGACCGATGAGCGTCTGGCGCGATGCGTTCATGGATGGTCTGCGGCCGGAGCCACCGCTCACGGTGAGCGCGTGGGCGGACAAGCACCGGCGGCTGAGCAGCAAGGCATCAGCGGAGCCTGGACCGTGGCGGACTAACCGGACGCCGTATCTGCGGGAGCCGATGGACTGCCTGAGCACCACCAGCAACGTGCAGCGGGTGGTGATGATGTTTGCGGCGCAGACCGGCAAGACCGAGAGCGGCAGTAACTGGCTGGGCTATGTGATCGCGCACGCGCCGGGGCCGATGCTGTTGGTACAGCCCACGGTGGAGATGGCGAAGCGGCTGAGCAAGCAGCGACTGGAGAGCCTGATCAGCGAGACGCCGGTGCTGACGGAGAAGATCGCACCGGCACGCGCGCGCGACTCGGGCAACACGATGTTTGCCAAGGAGTTTCCCGGCGGGATGATGCTGCTGACGGGTGCGAATAGCGCAACGGGTCTGCGCTCGACCCCGTGCCG